GCTTGCGTCGCATAGGTGAACTCGCCCGAAGCCGGGATCAGGGTGATGGCCTGCGTCAGCCCCTCGGCGGTGTCGGGATCGGCGAGCGGGCGAAACACTTCGAAGGAGAGCTGCGGCAGACGATTGCCGTAGTCGGTCAGCGGCAGTTCCTCGAACACCACATAGGCCGTGCCGCGATAAGATGGCGTATTGGTGGCCCCCATCTTCGCGGAGATGAAGGGATCGGCGGTCTGGCTTTCGTCGCCGGGATACCAGCGCCAGGTGATGCCGGCGGTGTCCATGAGCTTGCCATCGGCCCAGACGCGGCCAATGCCGGTGATCGGGCCTTCGCAGAGCGCCACGGCGAAGCTCGCGTAGTAGAGATATTCGGTGGTCCTGACCTTGCCGCCCCCGCCACCCTTGCCGCCGCCTTGGGTGGTGGTTCGGGTTTCCTCGCGGAAATCCGTCGCCCAGATGATGTTGCCGCCGATGCGCATGCGGCCATAGAGCCGAGGAATGACGGCCCCTTCGGCCGACGAGGTGATGCGCAGACTGTCGAGCCGTGGCCCTTCGATCCGCTGCGTCGGCGCCAGCGACGAGATGATCCAGCTGTCGACCACCGAACCCACGGTCGAGCCGATGAAGCCGCCGATGGTTGCGGCGCTGACGCCAAGGATCGTGCCGCCGATCGAGCCGCCAATGGCAGCGCCGGCAACGCCGAGAACAAGGGTGGCCATGGATCAGGTCTTCTTCTTTTGCCGAGTGCGGGTCGGGCGAGGAAACAGGAAGGCGAAGGCGATACGCCGCCGCCAGGGCAGGGTGAGTTTTTCCTCGATCACCCCAAGGCGCTCATAGGCATGGATGAAGGTGCCGGCCCCGGTCAGGATGCCGACATGCTTGGCGATGGCCCGGCGCTCCATGCGGAAGATCAACAGCACGCCGGGACCAACATCAGCCGCGGCGATCTCGATCATGGCGCCGCGCGCGCCTTCGGCCAGCACTTCGTGCGGCCCGGTCTCGCCCCAGTCGCGGCTATAGGGCGGGATGACAAACGGCTCGTCGCCCACCACCTCGCGCCAGACCCCGCGCGCGAGGCCAAGGCAATCGCAGCCGACGCCCCGAAGGCTGGCTTGGTCGTGGTACGGCGTGCCGAGCCAGGACCGGGCTGTGTTAATGACCTTTGTCGGGTTGGCGGGCTTCACAGCACCGCTCCATCATGGCCGCCATCCTTCGTCGCATAGCGCAGCACCGCGTCCTGGCCGGGGATGTGGGGGAAGCCGCGGAAGTTGGCGACATTGGCGAATTTTGCCGAGCAGGTCGCCAGCCGCTTGTCGCAGCCGGCGCGGATGATGAAGGCGTCACTCTCGGCCATGGCGCGTACCGGCGCCTCGAGCAGCGTCACGATGGCGATACCGTCCACGAGATCATGGCTCAGCACCTCCGCTCGTCGCCCGGCATTGGCGCCGCTGATCCATGTCACCGTGCCAAAGCCGAACCAGCCCGCGACAAAGCTGCCGAGACCAGACGCGGTGAAGGTACGGTCACGCAGCAGATCGATCACCGCGCCTGTGCCCGTGAAGGCCGGCGTGTCGAGATTGACCCGGCAGCGCCCATCGCCAAGCTCGGCATCGCAGGTCGCCTGGAACAGGCGGCCGACGGTCTGGCTCAGCACATGGGCCTGGCTGCGCATCTCGGCGACGAAGGCGAGCCGGCCGCGCCGGATCTGGCCGATGGCGCCACGGCGTAGCAGGACGCGCTGCCCCGGATCGGTCCAGTTTACCCGCCAGACCTCGACTTCGGCATTGTCCCAACGACCGTCGAGAATGTCGGTCTCGGTGATCCGGTCCGAGGTCAGCACGCCCTGCGCATCCTGCGCATCGACCGAAAGGTCCGAGCCCGAACGCACTTCCGATGCCGTCAATCCACTTTCCGGCTCGAACGGGGTCCCGTCGAACTGGAGCGCCCGGTCATGATCGGTGAAGCCGAAGGTGACACCATCGGCACGGGTGATCCGCCAGCACCAGGCAAGCGTCGTCGTGCCCTCATCGAGATGGGCCTGCAGTTCAGGGGAAAGGTCCTTCATTTTCGCTCACCGACCACTACGACCGCGCCCTCCATTTGACGGCCAGGTCCTTGAGCGTGTGGCCGCCCATGTAGAGGCCCATGAACCAGGCAGTCAGCGTCATCATGGTGGAGAGATCGACGGCCGCTGCGATGTCGGAGCCAAGGATCGCATCGGCGATCGGCACCAGCACCAGCCGGAACAGGAAGAGGAAACCGAGGAACCACATCCATGCCGGGCGCCATGCCCAGGTCCACCAGCTCTCGCTTCTGTCCAGTTCAGCCAGCATCAGCCGGTTGGCCTCGCGCTGCTGGTCGACCCATGCGGCAACGAGCCCTGGCGTTTCTGCCTCGACAGCAGCAACGGCTGCTTCGAGATCCTTGGCCGGCAGGGAAGGAAGAGCGCCTGGCGCCACACCGGCCTTGCCGGCAATGGCGTCGATGACCATGCCACCGATCTCGCCGGCCGTGCCGCCGACATGCTGTTCGAGCAGCTGCTTGACGATCGGCGCGCCGACCCTGGTCGCCGCCTCGATCAGGATGGAGGCAAGAACCGTGCTCATGAGGTGATCCTTTTCGCTTCGGCGGCATAGGCCGAGGCCCGCTGCCGGTGGATGATGGCGCGTATGATGAGAATGGCGGCGACAACCGCGCCCACCGTCAGCAGGCCGCCCAGCATCCAGCCGGCGATCTGGTCGGCATGCTGTGGATTGAAGAGTGCATCGCCGCTGCCTGCCGTCGTCGCGGTGCCGGCCGTGCCGGCGCCAACGGTCTGCGTTCTCGATCTGGAGCTGGCCGCAGCTGCTTCCGTCTCCAGCTGCTCACGCGCCTGCACGGGGCTTTTGGACCTGGCCAGCGCCCACGCCACACCCCTGGCCTCGATTTCTGCGACACGCCGCGACCAGCCCCGGCCGAAGGTGTTCCAGATGGCGAGCGAGCGCATGAAGCCGAGGCGTTTGGCGCAGAGTTTCCGGACCGTTTCGTGATCGGGCCCGCCGATGGAGGCCATCAGCCAGCTTCTTGCCCGTGCAGGGCCGGAGTTCACCCCGGCATCGAAGGTGGCGAGATCGACACCGGCGGCAAGCCGGTCACCATTGACCGTGTCCCAGTATCCGGCACGGTAGATCGCCTCGACATCCTTCATCGGGATGTTGCGCAGCTGGGTCTTGGTGGCGCCGGGTTTGAAACGACGATAGGTGGCGAGCGTGATGCCCTTCATGGTGGCGCCGCCCGGATCGGTAAGATGATCCGACCAGCCGCCCTCATAACCCAGCGTCACCGCCAGGCAGTTTCTGAAATTGCCGTGCATGGAAAATCACCTCAGGAGAAAGACGAGCAGGATGAGGAGCGCGACCACGCTCCCGATGCGCAGGCGGTGGACGAAGGCCTCGCGCGGGTCGGGACTGTCGCAGCGCAACTGCCGGGCAAGGCGCAGGAGCTCACGCATCGTGATCGCCTCCCTTCGCGCCACGCAGCCGGGCAAGTGCGACCTCGATGAAGGCGGGACCAAAGACGCCGACGAGATAGGCGGCGGAACCGGCAGCGCCGCCGGCCGGGATCGCTTCGGCAGGCAGACCGAGCCACTTCGTGACCAGCGCCATGGAAAAACTGCCCATGCCGGCGGCGATGATGCCGCCGAGCAGGATGTGGCGCAGCGCATCGCGCAGCCGCATGCGGGTGGTCAGCGCATTGGTGGCGCCGCCGAGCGCGCCCCAGGCGGCAAGGATCACCGCCGTCGAGGCTGCAAGATCGCGCAGCACGCCGGCGATGAAGCCGGGTTCATCGTTCATTTGCGGATCTCCACAAGGGGAATGGAGGTGATCGAGCCGAGCCGCTCGAGATCAAGGGTGATGTCGAGCGTGTCGGTGTCGAAACGGACGGGCACGTCGAACTCGAAGCCGGCGGCAATGCTCACGCCGGCAGCGGGCGCCGTGCCGAAGGTGACAAGCCCGGTTGTGCTGTCGACCGACCAGCCCGCAGGTGCTGGCGTGCCGGCAAGCGCGATCTTGACGCTGCCGGCAACGGGTTTGGTGATGATCCGCACCCAGCTCTGAATGCCCGAGGTGTAGCGCTTCGCGAGCTGGAAAGTTTTGGCACTGCCGTCACCCGTACCGATCTGCTGGTCGGTTGCGCCCGGCACCTGTGACGGCAGGCACGATTTGTAGTCGGCCCAGTCCTTGAAGCGGAACCCGTAGAGCCGTCCGTTGCGGGCCTCGAAGAAGGCCACGACCACCGCGAGATCATCGGCGCGGCGGATGCCGTAGGCGACATCATATCGGCGGCGACTGTTCGCCCAGCTGGCATTGCGCTCCTCGTCGCCCGAGGTCAGTTCGACGATCTGGGTGCGCCGCTCCGGCCCGCCGCGCGCGCCGCGCGAGATATCGTCCGGAAACCGGACCTCGTGGAAAGCCATGACAAGAACCTCAGAGACCGCGCCGACCGAGCGACACCGCACGCGCTATGTCGGCGGCGACCTGCGTGCGCGATTGCCGGAAGCTCTCGACATCGCGGGCGACGATGGTGACGTTGACGGTCGGAGCGGATACGCCCCGCGCCGCCGCTGCTGCCTCACGACGGGAGAGCACCCGCTCACCGCGCTGCAGGATGGCCGGCACTTCATCGGGCCTGAGACCCGCCCAGCCGCCCGAATGCATGCGGGGTGCGCCAGCAAAGGCCATGGCCGGCACCACGCGACCGGGACCGGATGCGCCAACCACGCCGCCGGCGTGCAGGATGTTGGCGAACAGCCCGCCCGCACTGCCAAGGACGCCGGAGAGCGCATTGGCGATGGGACCGAGGATGAAGCGCCTGGCGGCGAGCTTGGCGAGGTCGGCGATGAGCGAGGTGACCAGATCACCGAACTTCAGCTTGCCGGTCTTGACGAATTCGCCGATGGCGTTCTCCGCACCCTGAAACGCATTGACCAGTGCATTGCCGACATCGGCGCCGATGTCGCGGGCCTTCGCCGCATAATCGGAAAGGCTTTTGACCACTGCATCCCAACCGGTGACAGCTTCTTCTGATGCCTTCTTGTTGGCCTTGCCGGCCTTCTTTGCAGCGGCCGCCGAACTGTCGAGCGCATCGGTCACACGGCCAGCCGCTGCTGCGGCATCATCGAGCGATGCGGGGCTGTCAGCGCCCTTGATGGCGTCGCCAAGCGCCTGTGCTGCGGGACCGACGGCATCGAAAGCATGAGCGCGTGTGTCCTGGGCTCGCTGACGATAGCGATCCGCCATGACGCCGGCATTGCTGACGGCATGGTCGAGCATCGAAGCGTAGGACTGCGCCCCGAACCAGTCGATCCGGGCATCCGTGCCGAGTGTTTCGGCAACACTGTTGAAGGTCGGGCCGATCGTGGCGAGAAAGTCGGCCCATTTGTTGGAGAGGAACGCCATCAGCTTGAGCCAGAGCTGTTCGACGCTGGCCTTGATCGAGCGGAAATCGTCGACGAAGGACGAGGCGACTGCCTTGATGCCATCCCAGACGGCGCCGGCCAGATTGCCCATCAGCTCGAGCGCGTGCCCGAAACCGCCGGCGCCTTTCACCAGCTGGCCGAACCAGTAGATCAGCTCGCCGGCAGCGACAATCAGCGCGCCGATGCCGGTGCGGATGATGGCGCCGCGCAGCAGCGCCAGTGCGCCCGACAGGCTGAAGGTGGCAATCCGCGCCGCAACGAAGGCTGCAACCCAGCGTCCGGCCATGAAGCCGGCGAAGGCGACACCGATGGCGGCCAGGTGTTCGAGATTGTCGGCAAGCAGGATGATTGCTCCCGCCACCAGGGACGAAGCGCCCGCCATCGTGTCCCAGGAGCCGACCAGTTGCAGGGCCGCGTTGGAC